GTCTTAAAAACGGCCTCTCAAAAATTTTTGACCTCCCCTCCCCACCCATTTCCATTTAACTCTTTAACGCGGTGAAGCGTTACTCTCGATACCCAAATGCCTGTCGAAGTACCCTCTGTCGTACCACTGGCGTCTTTGATCCTTGCTCAACCGTTCATAGGTCGCTTTGTCAAGGTACCCGCCAAGTCCGTTGGTGTATCCTATCACCGGACCTATGTAAGAGGCGCGAACGATTGTACCGCGGCTCCTTATCGATCCGTTCATTGCTCCATCCCTCCATACTTTCGCTTATCGTCTTGCGTTTTGATCGCATGATGTCGATTGCATAGCGATCGCAGGTTATCCAACACCAACCGCAGATGCCAGAATATCCGCAGCGGCTTGATATGGTCCACCACATCTGCCGGCGTAATCCTTTTCTCCTGCAAACAGTCCTGGCACAATCCATGATCCCGGATCAAAGCCTGCTGCCTTACTCGCTCCCACGCCGTTGACTTATAAAACGCCGCAGCCTGCTTGTCCCGTTGCTTCTCGTCGTATCGTTTATGCCGATCCTTTCGCTGCTGCTCGGCCAAGTACGCGTGCTCAGCGCAATAGCGCTCTTGCGTTAGGTTGCGGCATCCGATCTTGTTACAAGGTTTTAACGGCTTAGTCGGCATATGCGCCCAACCTCAACCTATCCCTATATCGCTTTGCCCATTTGATCGCCTGAGGTATATCGATATGCGTCCGGCCGTAGCACGTATGGATAATGACCTCATCGGCTGTCGCCTCTGCTCGCCACCAGATGTCGCCTGTTCGCAAGTAGCCGTCTTGGATATGGATGCCGTCTGCCAATTGTTGCTGCAGCATACGCTCAAGCTCTTGCCAACCGATAGGCTCGACTCGCTCACAATACCGATCATAGGCATGTCGCTCTATCCGGATTTGCTTTTCAATTGCCATATCCCCTTTCTCCTTTTTTACAAATTGTGTTAAAATATAAACGCACCGCTCGGAAAGCATCCGGCGGTGTTTTGCTTTTCCTACAAATAGGCCATCACCCGGCGCCCTAGTGGATGACGGCCCATCAAGAACCACGCACAGCCATCAAATGGGAGACCTCCTAACTCCCGTGCGTGGTGTATGTGATGCGTCACCAATCGTCCGGCTTGATAGACGCAGCGACGCTAATCACCGTATATAAAGCAAAACAGCCGCCTTATGGCGACTGTCTCATTGCATATGATGCGGTTTAACCATCCCACCGCAAAGGTTTAACTCTTCCTGTACAGGGGAAGCATCTGTGCCGGCCTATCGGCCCGCCGTCTTGGTTTTCGAGAGACCTGCTCTTTATATGAGGATTTGCACCCTCTTTCCCGAGTCGGATAACATCCGGCACAGAAAAGAAGGGACAAAGCCCTTCCTGGAGTGCTCTTACCTCCATGCCACTCACCACACGCTTGCGACCGGCGCTAAGGAGCAAATACTCCCACCGCATGGCAGTGTGCCACGGTGGTAAGGGTGCTGTGGCGTCACCCGGACCTTTGGTCCTTTGTGATACCACAGTAACCTTTAATCACTCGCAGTTTTGTCGCGCCTCACTCGCAGTTTAGTCGCATTTTTTTAAGATTCGAGAAGTTTAAGGGAATTGGCGACGGATATGATGCCTTCGTTAAGCTTTCTCGCCACAGTTGCGGGGTGCATATTTCCGAAGTAAAGGACGGTGACTTTGTGTCGCTCGCCTTTGATATAACGAATTTCGATGATCCTGCGTACTTCTTCATCCAGAATCAGCCGAACGGCCCTTTCAATATCCTGTGTCGTTTTCAAATATGCATTGTAGGCCTTTTTTTGTTTCGGCGCAAGATTTTCCACTCCTGACCGTTCCAACTCAACAACAATGCTTTTCATTCGCCTATAACGAGCGAGCAGCATTTTGGTTTGCTTGATCTCATCTGTCGTTGCTTCTGGAAATAGATCAAGTTGCATCGCGATCATCCCCTACACCCCGCAATTATGATATAATCGGTGTAGGAATGCACGTTCGCCCCCGGTCCCCGTTCCCCAACGATGCCGGGGGCTTTGCTTATGCTTTAGTCCAAAATATCTTGCAATCTTGGCCTGTCATTTCTTTGTATGTTCCGCTTGCGACCGATAGAGACATGTTCAAAATCTGCTTTAGCAGTTCGAAGTTTAAGCGTTCAGCCTCAACGTGGACGACATATGTTGCTCTCATGTTTGTCACTCCAGAGCGGCTTTAGCAGCCAATGCAACGGCGTGAGGGGCGGTATCGGATTCTCCCTCAAACGCTTCTGCATTCGGGTTCCAGTAGAATAGCGCTGACCATTTATCGCCTTCGTTGTTAAGCACAATCCACCAGTTCCGCCGTTGCATCTCTTCGACTACCAGTTGCATTCCGGACCAGGTGGTGGAGTATTCCGGGACATCTACCGTTCCCATCACAGCCCCAACATGTTTTCCGTTGACATATCCCACGTTGTCCCAAACATAACGATAATTAAATTTGCGGACATTTGGTTTTCCAAGCGCTTTAGCAAGCTTCGCATCCAACTCCGGCCCCGGCTGATTCATCCTGCTTCCTCCTCGTCTTCCTCATCACGCTCTGTCTTTTCACATGAAGGGCAAAACTCCATATCACAACATGGGCAGCGAACGAAAAATTCCATACATTCCTTGCAGTCGTACATCCTATTTGCCTCCCTTGAATGATTTGGGGTGGCGATCACCAGGGCACTTAAATGCCCGCAACCCTATCTGTTATGATGTTTTACCCCGGCGATCGCCTGAATGATTTGGACCTTAATCGGATGCCTCTTCGGTATCCCCTAATAGAGATGGAAACTCGTCCCACGTCCGGCCGTCCAGCAGGCGGCCGGCGGCTTGTTTTCCAATTCGACAAAGTGCGGTGTCAGGGTCAAAGTTGTACCACTTTCGTCCTTTGATTCCCGGTTCGTTACACCGCAGTTCGTGCACCTGTGCCCACTCACCCCATTGCTTGAAGAAGAACGGCGCACCCGCCGCCTGACACTGATCCCGGATACTCCGCACCCAGTCCGGATGCATCGGACGGGCCTTGTGACCGCTCTCGCCGCCAACGATGACCCAGTGAATATCTGGCGGATTCGGCCACCCGGTTCGAATGGGGTCAATCCATTCCCAAAGGTCCACTGGCCCCAACAACGGCTCACAACTCAGGAATCGCACCGCTGCCGGTGTCTGGAGCAGCAGTGGAATCCGCTCGTCGGCCGCCTTCTGGTTCTCGACTGAAACACCAAGCCAGACGTTCGGGAGGGGCCATGCGCGAACACTTGTAGTACCACTGCCGATGCGGTTGGCGACAAAAGCCCCGGCATCCAGATCACCAGTCACATCTTCAGCCGCGTCGGCCAATACCTGACGAGCACCGCGCCACTCAAGCCCCTGCAAGTAATGCAGCATCCGCTCGGGCCGCTTAGTCAGCATCTGGAAAGTATGCTGCGGTGCCAGCGCCATCACCGCGAATACCTGGTCAATGAAATCGTCCGACACTTCCGGATGAAACAAGTCGCTCATGCTGTTTACGAATATCCGCCGCGGGCGCCGCCACCGAAGCGGTTGGTCCAGCTTGTCCGGCCTGAGTGTGATGTCAAAGCCATTCTCGAAGTAATGGCCCGGCGTCCCGCGGAAGCGCTCCGCAAACGTCAGCGCGTAGCAATTGCGACAGCCCTCCGACACCTTGGAACAGCCCGTTACCGGGTTCCACGTCGCATCGGTCCATTCGATTTTCGACTTATCGCTCATCTAGGCTATCTCCTCTCTCTGTGAGGGTGTACTTGGCAAGGATGTCGCGGGCGCGTTGGCCTTTGTCCAAACTGATTGGCGCAAAGTCGCCCAGCACACGGCGCTTAATCTCTTGCGTATCTTCGTCCGCATACCATTCCAGAACTTTATCCTTTTCGGATAGTTCTTTCTTTACCTGTTCCAGTTCTTCTCGGAGTTGTTGGAGTTGGGATTCCAATTCCTCGCGCTTTTTGACTTCCTCCCCTGCTTCATGCCAGCCTCGGTCTGCAATGACTTGCCATCCTTCTTTTTCTTCCAACAAGCTGTCCACTTGCTCCCGCAGCCGCTTTATTTCTCCGTCATATTCACATGCTCTTGCGTAATTCCCGGCATTTACCGTCAGTAACTTGCGATAGTTCTCGCGCAACCGCTTGATCTCGTCCAGCGCCGCTCGAAGCCGATCGTCGGATAGCGCGTCGAAACGACCGGATTGGATTTCGTCCTTGATTTCTTCAAGCGCGATAGAGCATTCGTAATATCCATGAGCCTTTGTTTCATAACCTCGATCTTTCCAACCTTTACTCCGTGCGCGGAACCATTCAATTCTGTTGTTGACGGACTCCAATAACGCCTGTCCGTCTATCAATTTCGCCTGTTTATTGATGTTCATGGGATTCACCTTCCTTTTCCGCTCTCAAAATTGACAGCATGTCTTTCCGATCTTTATTTTTGATGATGTATTCGTGACCGGCATCGGAATTTGCCCATTCCCGAACTTTGTTCCATCCGTTCAAATTTTTGCATACGCCTAATTCTTTTAATTCAGAAACAGGGAAGTCCATGCTAAACCGCCTGATTTTATCGCCTTCGAATACAGTGACCGTACCTTCAAACCAACCTACTTTTCCGTATTTTGATGCTGAATTAATCGAAACGTCTGCAATATCCATTCCCGATCCCTCTCCTTATTCCCTAAGCGCTTTCGCTTTTTCTTGACTTTGCCGTAGGCGCTGATACCGATCAGGCAACTCTACTTTGCGATGCAAAGACATATGATGCGGGCATAAATCGCGGTCAATCGATACATTTGTCGCGCACTCAACGCACATCGGCAAATCGCATGTATCGTATTGTGTTGAGTGGTTTATCTCGATGAAACTTTTGTAATCGCGGGTGAAAACGATGCTGTTGTCGTAGCTGATGATATAATCGCACCATCGTTCTACCGGACGTTTTCGGCAGACGGCGCATGTTCCGTTTTCGCTGAATACGTTATGGACATCCGCCAATTTATATCCTCCTTTGGGCTGTATGCCTTATTCCCTTATGGGGTGATGGGGGTTACCATTGGCTAACTGAAAAACTGGCTACAATTTCGCCGGAAACATTAATCTCACCGCGTAAATGACTCTTTGATAGTGGCGTTCGTTTATGACCAGCGTATAATGCCGGGTATCGTTCTTTATTTTCCGACAGTACGTACGACCACACTTTATAAGATTCCGCATGTTTTTCTGGATCGCCTGATTCATAACCCCATAAATGAAAGTCTTCTTCGATCTGATTTTCCAGATCAGTGGTATCATCAGCGACGTAAAAACGATCTTTGTCCTCGTGAAACATTAGAAAAATGGCGTCGTGTGTGTCGTCTGGAAGGTTTCGCTTAATATGACGGACGGCTTCATAAATTGAGTCAAAGCGTTTCATATTACCTCTATCCTCCTTTGTTCTGTATGCCTTATTACCTTATGGGGTGATGGGGGAGGATGTTTGTCCTCCCTGGGTGGTGTTATGCCAGTTCAACGAAATCAAAGAGCGTCGGCATATCGACTTCGGCGGCGGCGGCTTTCAGGTATCCCACGCCGTCACGGAAATAGTCCGTATTGAGTTCGACGCCATATCCTTTGCGCCCCATCCGGACCGCGCAGTATGGAACCGTCATAAGGCCTCCGAACGGGTCAAATACTACCTCTCCCGGATTGCTATACCGGTTGATTATCCGCTCGACAATGTCAAGTTGCAGCGGGCAGACGTGCATCTGCTGCCGTTTTTGGCTCTGTGATGTGTTAAGCGTCCGCATGCGGTTGATGTCGTCCCATACTTCGTCGATCCAGGATCCGGGGGCGACAACCATAAACGTCGCAGGCAGTTTTCCATTCTCATCGAGTTTTTTGGCAAGGGCGACGTGTTCGTGGTAGTCGTAAACCGTGCTGCGAGAGTATTCACGATAGACCCGCTGCAGGTCCTTAACCGGGATTGCTGCAAGCTCGTCTTTCGTCATGAGCCTGTTTCCGGAACTGCGCCAGAATCCGTGAGCATCGATCTGCCATTGCGCCCGCGTATATTCCTCTTTGCTCTTGGTGACCGGTACATCTGCATAGGCGCGACTCGTATCACTCGGCAGCTTTCGGAACAGCAGAATGTATTCAGGGCAGCCCACGCCCATCTTCGTGCCGTCTTTGCACTGCTCCGTCCATCCAAGTCGGTATGTCTGGTTGTTTTCGCGCACAACGTCCGTTACGACCGTGATCATGCCGAAGTATTGGAACCCATGCCGCATGTAATGGTCAATGCAGAGTGCATGGAACGGCTCGATCGTCGGCATGCCGGTACCTGTTGCATTTCCGAACAGAACCCGGTCCTTAACGTGGATCGCCGCCACCCGGCCAGGCTTAAGGATCCGGAGGAGCTGTGGCGTCAAGAAGTCCATTTGTTCGAAAAACCGTGCCGTGTCCTCGTTGTGCCCGAAATCGTTATAGCTTGGCGTATACTCATAGTGATTACTGAACGGTATGGATGTATGGATCAAGTCGACGCTGTTATCCGGCATCTGCTGCGTCTCAAGAACACAGTCATTGTTCACGGCCGTGTAGTGTTCCGTTTCGATCTTCACGCGCTCCACCCCAATCGTTCTTGCTAGTTTGTCGATAACCGAGGTTCCCGATAGCCCATACTTCCGGATGATCTCGATCATCTTGCTCACGAGGTAATCGTGCTGCCGCCACTTGCGCTGCAGCTCTTCGAGGATTTGCCGCTCGCTTTCCGTATAAATGATGTCGATGATGACTGGCTTATCCTGCAGGAACCGATATATCCGGTGGATTGCTTGAATGAAGTCATTGAACTGATAGTCGATCCCAACGAAGATTGCCCGGTGGCAATGCCGTTGGAAGTTGCACCCGGACCCGGACAATTCTTTTTTTGTCGCGAACAGGCGTATTTTCCCATCCGCGAAGTCCATTACTCGCTGCTCGCGGATTTCAAGGTCTTGGCTGCCGTAGATGTCCACGACATCCGGAATGGCTTCTTTCAGTGCATGACGCTCGTCCTCGAGATCATGCCAGAGTATAAAATGAGCATCCGGATCCGACTCGACGATCTCTTTCGCCTTTGCCACCCGCGCCTTGATACTTTCACGTTTTTCCCGGGCCGCATCCTTCAGCCCAACCGCTGCGTCACGGATCATGAGCAGCTGGCCGTCTTGCTCGGCGCCAGCATTCGCATGATCGACCGGCAACTCATGATAGCGAACCTCAAGCGGGGGAAGATCGTATCCCGTATCGTCATACCCGAGATCAGACGGCTTCGTGATAAACAGCGCCCAGGTTGAAACCCACAGCCAAAATTCCTCTTCCTTGTGCGGGTATAGCGTCAGATTGTTCGCCTTTGTGCTGTCCCGCTGGAAAAACCGAGTAAGCGCTTGTCCGGTGTCCATGACCTCGAGATATCCGGCATAATGGATCAGCTCTTTATACCGGTTCGGGCTTGGCGTCGCCGTGCAGACCAGCTTGTACGGAACGCCGCGGAACTTGTCCAAGAACGTCTGATAGGTCTTGCTGCCGAAACTCCGGAGTACAGACGCCTCGTCAAGTGACGTGGCCGTGAAGTACGTCGGATCGATGTCGCCGTCTCGCACACGCTCATAGTTCGTCAGCAGAATCCGGCCGGCCGCGTTTCGAACTTCGGCCATCGTCCGGACGTACTCTGGTTCATCCATCTCGAGCAGGTTGACCGCATCGCGTTTGAACTCTTGCATTACGCCGAGCGGAAGGACGATCAGACCTTTGCCGCCGATCCGATCGAGGATGAGACGCATCCATTCGAGTTGCTGAAGGGTCTTGCCGAGGCCGAAGGCTTCAAACAGCGCCCGGCGGCCGCCGCGTATTGCCCAACGGACTGCATCTCGTTGATGCGGCTTTAATTTGGGGCTAACTGAATCAGGAGAGATATCGAAACCCGTTTCAGGTGCGATGTATATTTTGGATTTTAGGAAGTCGATATACTCTTGCGTATTGTTGTTCATATCCTTATCGACTCCTTCTTGTGCCACAGAGACTGATAATGCCGCAGCGTACTCAACTTGATCTTGTATTTTTCAGCGATTTCTTGGTCGCTCATGCCGGCCGAACGGTCTTTGTTGTACAGGTGCTCGTTAATAAGCGTCCGTCCCTTGGTCCTGGTTTTTACTCCGTTCGCAATCCGCCGCCGGTGTTTTTCGCTGTTTACTAGGGAGATGATCCCCCTGGCCTTCTCAATCCGGTGTGGCTCTCCCAAGTCCATCCCGGGCTTGTAGGCGGCCATTTGCTCGGGTGTGAGGACCCATACTTTGACGTCGCTGTGGATGCTCATTTGGGATACACCTCCACGATCTTGTATTGCTTCCGCTCTTTCGGCACTTTGCGGCGCCGGCGTTCGAGTTCTTCTTTGGCCTCAACGATGTCCGAGCAGCGCGCCGCTCCGTCGTAAGCGATGATGGTAATCAGTTCTTGGTCGGTTGCCTTTCGCCAGTTCATTCTTCATCGTCCTCCGTCTCGACCGGCCCCAGCTCCGGCCATAGGATGATTTGCTCGCCTTGCCCTGCCATTTCGCTCACGCTCCCCGTTTTCTCTTGCTGGGCGGTGAAATGATAGACCTCACCACAGCCTCTTGATAGGCCGTCAGATCGACGCTAACGCCTCGCCGGGTATAATCTACCGCCCGTGCAATTTGAGCCAACACAAAGGCGTCACGGACATTGTCAGAGGGGTGCTCGTAGTCCCACCGTTTGTAGATGTGGACGGCCAGCTCGTCCTTTTTGGCGTTGCCCTTTGCACCGACGAACTTTTTTAGCGCGGCCGGCGCAACATCGTCGTAGCGGATTCCACGGCTAAAGAGCGCCATTCGCAGCCCCCACCCGATGCCATATTGCGTGCTAACGGCGTTACCTTTGGCCCCGTATGCAAACCCCTCGATTGCGACGATGTCGTTGGGCTCCAACTGCTCGATCGTGTTGTCGATGATGTCGAGCATGCGGCCCGGGT